GATATGTTGAGCTTTGGGGTGAGTAATACCAGAATTCCGCCGTTTCGCAGCAGACTCTCTCATCTTCTGTTTAGTCGCCTCTCCTACTACATTACCACTCATGCTCACACTTATCTTCTGTTTGGTAGCTTCACTGTGGTGGTTGTCAAGCATGTGGTGCACTCTACCAGAAGCAAACTGTTGCTGCATTGTGATCGCCTGGTGTTGCTTTTGCTCCTCTGTTCTTGCAATTCCTAGATTCCATGGAGTTGTTTCACCTGAAGCGTACTTTTGTTTTTTGGTGTCGGCAATTGCTGCTTTAACTTCATCACTGCGTGTTGTCCCAACCAGCTCTCGGTTTCGATTTCGATTTCGTTCTGCTAATTGTTGCTTGAAAGATTCTGATGCTGTTGGGGCAGTTGGGTACGACTTCTTATATTCAGCTACACTGATACCGTGCTTCTTCAAATGGGTTGTAGATATGATGTGAGCGTCATGCCCACAAATTACACATTTAATTTTGGATGGTTCCATTGGAGTTATATAACGCGGATGTGTGGAGTATTCTGAATCTCTCAGTATATTTGGGGAACTGGTTGTTGACAACATCATCAGCAGAGTGGATGGGTACAAAAAAAAGGTGTCTCCGGGAGACACCTTTTTCAAAACGAGAATAGAGCACCTATTCTCGTTCATTCTCCAGCTTAGGTATTCACGATCATCTCAGCACCTTGTGCAACAACGTGTACGGGAATAATGATAAATTCTACGGCCAGCATTGGTTTAATTGCAATATCTAAGTACAACTCATGTCTGTCGATTCGAATTCCATAGTTGTTACTAGTGTCACACACCACGATGTAATCGACCAAGCCACGTTTCACCAGGATGTCTTTCAACATTCCTTCGATAGCTGACTTGAAGTTGTTGCGTGTGATTTGGTCATTCGGCTCAAACAAATAGCTGAAGCCAAGCTTACGTGCCTGACGTCTGATATAAGCACACAACCGAACAACGTTGACGCGATCCAGCGCAGATGCATAGCTCTGAGATGTCTTTTGGCCAAACACTAACATACCTCTACCTGGCATGTTTGCGATAGGGTTAATATTGGTGTAGTACTGATACAGTGCATTGCGTTGGCCTTTGTTCAAAGCAATATCAACGAATGTTGTTGGGCCACCCAGTGTCCCTGTCACGTGACCAATTCTAGTGATACCTGTTACCTGACCGCGGTGCACACCAGCTGGAGCAAACCACAACTCTGCTTTAGCATCGTTGTAAGTGTAAGTCCGCAGGGCGATTGCTGAGGCTGGCACAAATACATCTGCTCCGTCTACATTGGTACCCATGCCGTGAGGGTAGTAATACGCAATTTGACGATGCACTCTACGGCTCGATGCTGATGTTGCTGGTGCATTACCCCAGTTAGCCGCTTGCTCAGGTGTCAAGTTGAAAGGAACTTCACCGATAACCATTGCCTCTTCACCAATGTCTTCACACAGTGTCAATAGATCATCAGCGAGTTCGGGAAAACCTGGGCAGATGATGATATTGTATTCAAACAATTCAGAGCGAATTTCTTGATTGCTATTAACAACGGCTTGGAGTGCAGTTACAATTGACGCACGCTTGATGGCATCAGTTGCACCAAGTGTGGTATTGTTGGCAAATATAATCGTTTGATTGTATTCGGTAGCAGCATCAATCAAGAATGCGCCTGCTTCTGCTGGTGTCCATTCGGATGCCACAGATCCTGTACCTGGTCCTGCCAGTGCCCATGCTGTGATTGCTCCATTGTAGCCCATGTACTGTGTAGTATATGGTTGGTTGAAGCCATTAGCGTACACATCAATGCTTGTATCAGCGGTTGCACCAGCGATTGGAACACCCAGTGAATTGTAACCATTCAGGCTAGAGAATAAGTTAGTATCATTGATTACGATTGAGCTCAGTGATCCCACAGCAGTACTTGTGATTACCATGTTGCCGCCGACTATTGCAATATTAGCTGTTCCAGCTAAGTCTGCATTGACTTGGATCAACAAGTTGGTAAAGTTTTGTGCGTTTGCGCCGATCAGTGAAATCAAGCGTGGTACGCCGTTTACGACAATAGATGCTGTGTACACACTCGCATTGTTGTTGAGACCAGTTGGTAGCGTTGGTGTTGTTAGACCGGCAGTGAAATCAATTCCTTGGAATCCAGCGGTTGTCAATGCAGGAGTAGCTGAGTCATCATAGAAGTCAAACTCTGCGCGAGCAAATGTGTTCTCTGAGAATATAGGTTGCATCACTTGTTGAGTGAATGTCAATAATTCTGCATTGCTGACAGTGTCGCGGAATCCGACATCACCAACATTGTAGCCATTCTGCATGTTATAAGATGCAAGATATGCGTCTGATAGGGCAGTCAATTCAGCAGCAGCAGTCGCTACTTTCAGAGCCCAGCGTGAGCTGGTTACAGTGTAGTTGTCTTGGAGATTGACATTTGCACGAATTACGTACGCGAGGTCACCAATTCCTAAGTAACGATTGAGGGTATACAGACCATACTCGTTCAATGCAGAGCCATGCAATGGGCTACCGTTTGCAGCTTTCAAGAATGATGGTATTCCATATACTTGCAGTGATTGAGTGAGAGAGGTAATTGTACGGACGACGTTAGATTCGACAGTACCGAGAGCTGTGTTGATGCCGTCAGATTGTAATTTATCTTCTTGAGTAGCGATAAAGAACAACGGGACCGTATCTGCTACGGCAGGGATGTACATCGACTCATCTGTTAGAGTCGTGATTACACCAGGGGATACCAAAGATGCCATGTTAAAATTCCTTTATAGTTTGGGCGGTATTATTTATATACCCTCACGATTTTTGTATAGACTATCACATAAATAGTGGCGTCTAATTAGTGCGTGCAGGAGAACCCAGCACATTGAAGGACGATGTGCAATGTCACTCGATAGAGATCAATTACTAAACTTATTGTTGGCGGAACAAATTCTAATCAGAAAGCAGGGAAGTGTCGTTGTCATCAACCCACATTGGGACACAAAAGTTGTCCACGTTCCAAAACTATTCTACATGCTGAGGGAATTATATCCCTGGACAGAGGAATCCATCAGAGAGCGAGTCCATTGTTTGGTGCGTGATGTATCTGAACCACCAGGATGCAGCGGATGCGGTAAGTTTGTTACATTCAATCTGTACAGAAACCGGTACAATTCCTACTGTCACAGAGTCTGCCCTAGCACCACAACCCACCAATAAATAACTATATAATCACTCAACAGTCAACACACAACTACCTATGAACTCTTTATTCACAACCACACTTTTTGAGGCGAGTGACGCCAATGCTAGTGAAGTAGCAGCATATAAAAAACTGCTCGCTAAGGGCTTTACCTCATTTGCTGGGCCTAGTGGTTCGGATACCGCATTTCCTGATTTTGGTCTCACAATCAATATCGACGGGAAGCAAGTTGATTTACACATCGAGTACAAGATGACAAAGAATGATCAGATGGGTTCTGTGCGGGATTGGAAGTTTGATGGCTCAAAATTTACATCACCTGATTCTGAATCAGTCAACAAAGCTGAGCTATTGGAATTGATGAATGGAGATGCAGGGTGTGTTGCTCGAGGGAAAACATTACTATCTAGCTTCAAACAGCACTTTGACCAACGGGTCTCAGAAATTTCATCTAGTATGTTGAATTTTATTTCCGACAAGGGTGAGCGTAAGGAGAAATTAATTGCTTGGACGAAATCTGTCGATAACTATTCACTAGCTAACATCAAATCTCCAACGCTAGGTGATAAAATCATCGATCACTACACATCAAAGTTCAAGCCTCGTGCTGGGGCAGATTACTCAATTCTAATGATGATGATGGGTAGCGAAATGTGGGTCATTCAAGCTGATAAAAAAATTCCACCAGAATTGCAGCGTAAAATCAGTGAGGCTTTGGGCGTAGACGACATTCCTGTCCTCAATAACATCAACGCCAAGCTAGAAGTGCGCATTCAACCTCGAGGGTTGAACAGCGGCGGGCGGGTATCTATGGATGTAATGGCAAGTTTTCGGATGGATGCGAAGAGCGCAACTGCTGGCGCTGGAATGTAGTATCACAGATACTTCTGTTGAGTTTCGTACACCTTATCAGCAAGTGCATCTACTTGCTGATTTGTGTTTTTGATTAATCGAGCTGTATCAGCAAGTAGAGCTTTTGTTGCATTTCGGGCGGCAATAATATCATTCAGTTGTTTGATGATATCCGATAATTTGTCAGGTACATTGGTCATACAGGTGGCTATTTTATCGCAAGTTTGTAGTACCTATTTATCATTTCACTCCCTAAAACCCACGCAGCCTATCAGAAGTTGGTCTCATCACTAGCTGGAGGTGCTGAAAAATAGTCATCAGCATCTATTGCTTTGATGTATCCCAGTGGCTTACCATCAAGGAAGTCTATTATGTGTTGAGAATCAGCGGCGCGGTCGAGATACTCTGCATCCTCATGACCAAGTGCATCCAACCGAATGAATATCTTCTTGATAAAATCATCTTTGTTTTTGGCTGGTGGAGTTATCCAAATGGGAAACTCAAAACTCAACTTGATTACGATACTTCTTTCATCACCGCCCGCCGGTACCACCTCGTCCAAGCTTATGTCCGTCAATTCAACGAATGTTAGCTTAGTCCAATCAAATGGATTGTCTGACGTCTGGATTGTTAGCGAAGGATCGAATATCATCAGAATCTGTTCGAGTAGTTGCATCTGCTGGTGTTGGTTGCTTACCCAACAGTGAACTTCAGTTGTAATTTTGTATGGCACTGGCATATAGCGGTGTATGACTTTTACATCATCAGGCAGCATACCGCCACTTGGTAGATACGAGAACCGATCCTCTTGGCCTATTCCCTTATTCATCTCCGGCGCTTGGGATATCCCAGTCATGTGAGTTGACATCACTGGTAGTCTCATAGGTTTATTTTGGGTGTTCTCACCAAGAATGCTAGCGACTACTTTATCATAGCTACCATACATGATGGGAACGGATACAAACTTATCGTCATTAGTCCCTACTTTAATTTTAAAGCCTGTGAATATATTAGCAAATTGAATCAGGTATCGTTCAATTTGATGGCTATAGAAGTATGGTTGGGATTGCATTATAGTTGGTCCTTAATTTGCTGCCAGATATCATATCGGACGTATACAGCACGACCAGAGAACCATATCTCGTGAGAATGTAGGTGGAATACTTCCGAAG